TTAGCAATTGTATCCATGAACTTGACAATCTTTGCAGTCTCTGTTCCCTCTCCAAACACTTTACTGACCAATCTGTCAAAAGTAATATATACTGAGTCTGTATCTGATGCAATAACGTAGTCCTCATTATCGGTTTCCAATAGTTTGTTGAGATACTCATTAAGACTTCTTTCAATCCAACGAATAGATAACTGGCCAGATGTAGTAATTGCTTCAGCAACCAAAAGATCGTAGTAACGAAACCATACGTTACCAAGAGCGCCATATGCAGAGTTGAGAGAAATCTTTTTCGCAAGTTGTATGTTGTTATACTTTGATATATCTTTGAGTAATTTGGGGTCTTTTGTGTTTTCATATTCCTGTTTAGCCTGTAGTGTTAACTTTTTATACTTCACACGATCATCATACATTTCTTGCATAATCTCTGGAAGAAATCCTTGTTTGTCAGTTTTAAATAATGCACCATTTGGTGTAAGTGTTGCACCCTTCATTATTGAAGTATCTACTTTTCTATCTAATAATTTATCTACAGTCATTCCTTTAACTTTATCTTGAGAAACAAGCGTTTCGGGAGATATGTTATATTGCATAATTAGATGTGGATATAGAGAGTTTAAGTCAAATGACATAACCCATTTGTGCATACCGACTTGTGGATCTTTTACATATGCACCTTCAAACTTGTCTGGTTTTTCAGACTTTCGTTTTTGTGGAATCACTATGTTCTTATCACGCAAAAAGTTGTAGATAAGAATATCCCAATACTTAGTAGACCCAAGTACGTCCATATAATTTACCTTTGCATCATAAGCCATTGTAAGACATAACTCAATAAGTTTCATCTTGTCTTCTAGCTTATCAACTAGTTCAACGTCCATGATGTTATATTCTAGGAATGATTGATAATCTTTTGTGTACCAATCACGAAATGTCTCGTAAGGATTACCATCTTTACGTTCACCTAATTCAACAAATGCAATGTGATCAAGACGATATGATTCTTGATTTGTATATGTGAATTTACGATAGAGATCAAAGTAATCTAAATGAGAAATGCCTTGAATGTCCCAAACTTGATGTTTTCTGCCCATTTGAAATACTTCACGAGCAGATACACTACGCCATGGTGATAGCCGTTTAGTTTCATCTTCACCACACATATTGGTAATACGATTACACAGATATGGAATATCAAAGAACTCTGTATTCCATCCAGTAATTACATCGGGTTGATGACGTTCCCAAAAAGTTAGAAACTCTTGTATTAGATGCAATTCACTTTCACATCTGACATAAGTTACATCTTCACGATCATTACGAAAATCACCTATACCCCAAACAACAAACTTTTTACTTTGATGGTTTTTTAGAGTAATAGAAAGAAGGGGCTCTATTGCATCATTTGGATTAGGAAATCCATTTTCACATTCTACCTCAATATCAATTGTAACAATCAATATTTTATCAATATCATAGTCTACCCTATTAGGATAATTCTCAGCAATATAGGTGTATGGATATAAGTTATTACCATAGACCAAGTGGGATTGATTTTTATATTGTTCAACCCATTCTTTTGCGTCTTTGATTGTTTGATGTTTTACTGGTGTCACAAATTTACCATCAAGTGTTTTCCACTCTGTTGGTTTTGCGACAGGAGCATATAGTGTTGGTGAGTATTTGACCTTACGGACAATACGTTCACCATTCACTACTTCTCTAAGTAATAGGGAATTACCCCATTGGACAATGTTTGTATAGAAATTCATTATGTAATAGTATCACAATTCTGTGTAGATGTCAAGAGGTTTTTTATAATCTCATTTCAATTTGTGTTTCTGCTAACAACTGTTTTCCTTCTTCAGTATTAGGATAACATATATTGATAGCTTCTAGATTTCCTAGAGCTGCAGCTAACTTTTTCATTTCAGAATCTACTGCACTAACCAAATCTGGGTGTTCTCCAATACCTGTTGGATTTTTCTGGTAAGCACCAATATTTGCTTTCGCAGATGCAATTTCATATTCGTATTTTTTTCTCAATGCATTTATTATCATTAGGCCTCTCGTTTCTTTCCAATGTTGTATTTAGTTTCTAAAGTCCATTCATCTTTTTCTTTAAATGAAATAATTTTGATTTGACTTAAAGGAGCATTTGGTTCTGTAGTTCCTTTAATTTCTACTAGACCCCAATCATTTAACAATTTTGCAATTGTATTACGTCTTGCAATATCATTTTCTGATAGGTTAGTATTCTTACCATCTAGTGCAAATAATTCTTTAAAATGTACAATATAGTACTTACCCTGTTTATGTAGTATATGACAGGATTGATATAATTTTCTTTCTTTTCTAGAAGCTACACCTATTCGTGATAATGTCTCACGAATCTTCAAAAAATCATCTGGTTCTTTCAGTACGACTTCAAGCATATGCTCCTGTGTCCAATTAATGTTTTCCATTTCTTCCACCTTTATCCAAACTACTTTTAATAGTCTTTATCTGTTCATCATTAAGTAGTTTAAGAGCTGACCTTGCTTTTTCATTATTATATCCATAATACTCTTTAACATACTCTAGATTCTTCGTTTTACTCGCCTTCATCCAAGGAGTGTATCTTTTCCTTGTTCTTACAGTATTTAGGAAAAAATCGAATTGTAACTTACTATCTAGGTGATTGTGCAAGTTCATTTCGTTGACGAGATGGATAGTATCTGGAAATGGAGCCAAACACTTGTTGATGATAAACGGAGAATACTTCTTTTCCCACATTTCATCTTCAGTGTCCATGAGAGGTGTTTTCTCATGGTTTATTGCATTTAAGTAGTCTTTCAGTTCATAACTCATTTGAACTTCACCTGACCCATTAGCTCTGTCATACAAGCAAGAAGATTAATTTCATGGTCTGATACAAAAGCTGCTTTGTGTTGATACTCTGCTAGAATAACAACAGCATGAGGAATAGTAGAACCATCAAGGTGCTCATAGAGACTATCGTATACCCTACGAAAAATACGAACAGGGTCGTTATCAAGATTATTAACAATCCACTTGCGAACATTAGTAAACTCCTTTTCTTTGAGAGATTGCATAAGTTCGCCAATATTTGCTTGAGACATATTTACTAGTACACCAGCATCTATTTTACCTGATACTGAATATCTCTGAAGTTCATTTAGAACTCTTCTCCAATCTGGAAAGTGTTTATTTAATAATTCAGCAACAGCCTTTGACTCAAACTGTATGTTTTCTTGGCCAAGAATTTCTTGTATTCGTGTAAAGAAATTACTTGCAAGTTTAGGTTTTTCACTATTAGGAATAACAAAATCTACAACACTACACCGTGAATGAAGTGGTGGTATTAATCTGTTTTTGTAATTACAGGTTAGAATAAATCCACAGTTCTTGTGAAATTCTTCCATGAACCCACGCAAAGCTGGTTGCGTAGATTGTGCGTTTAGATAGTCTGCCTCATCTAGAATGATGTACTTACGTCCACCCTCAAGTGAAACAGTAGAAGCAAAGTTCTTAATTTTAGTTCTAAGGACATCAATACCAGATTCTTCAGAACCATTGATAATCATCCACGTTGCACCGATTTCATCAAGCATGGCTTTTGCGACTGTAGTTTTACCTACGCCTGGCCCACCTGACAAAATTAGATTTGGTATATGTTTATCTTGAACAAATAGACCAAAGGTTTTCTTTAGTTCATTTGGTAAGATGCAGTCATTAATATTGGTTGGGCGGTATTTCTCCACCCATAAAAAAGTTTCCATAATATAATCCCCCTAACTTAAACTGTGTAAGTTGATTCGGGTTCAAGAGCAATCCAATATTCTATATCAGTACTTTTGTTTTTATAGTGGCTGATATTCTTAGATGAAATTTCTACATCATATGTTCCATCAAGAAGTTTCATGTTTTCAACTTTAAAAAAGAAATTAAACTCACCATCACCTTGTGTTGCGACATCAAGAGAATAATTATTTGCAGTATCATTTTTCTTGTCTCTTACAGTAAGAGATGAACCAACTCCATTTTTTTCTAAAACCATATCTGGAGCACCAATCACACCAGCTGCTTTCTTTAGTTTAGATAAGTCTTCATTACTCATTGTAAACTTAACTTCGTTAGAAGGCATAGTAATCATTTTACTAGGACTAGTAACAACTGATGGATCAGAATAAAAATACTTCAAAGAGTTTGATGTATTATTTTCTTCTTTAATCATTACATGATTTTCAGAAAAATCCAATATAGGATTTGTAAACAAGGACATAGCAGCTAGAAACTCATTTAAGTCATAGATAGCAATTTCTTGTGGAAAGGTTTCTTCAACCTCAGCCTTTGCAATAATATTTTTCATTGCTGACATAGTAGTAATTGTATTACCTTCTTTAATCACTAGATTTTGATTAATTGTAGCAAAATTCTTCAATACAGAAGTTGTATAATTACTTAGTTTCATTTTCACTTTTCTCCATTTCATTTATATAAAGTGCTATTATACCATAATGTATAACCTTTAGCAAGTCTTTTCTGTCCTTGCCATTCTTTTTTCCATATCGTTGTGCATACTTGAGTATATTGCCGATACAGAAACCTTCACCATGACCACCATCTATGATAAACTCAGTAGCTTGAAACTTGTCCTTGCTATAGTGTGCATCATAAGTAGAGTCAATATAATTCTTTAGTTCTTCTAAAGTATATTGTTCATTATATTTGTATTTCATTCATTTCCTTCATTATCATAAATATTAAAATTTGCAGAAAATGTTCTGCGTTCGCCTTCACCAAAGAATGGGTTTACACAATGATTTAACCAATTTGGAAATAATATCATAAGACCTTCAATTGGTTTTATCATAGCTGTTGTTGGATGTTTTAATTCATAGTGATCTTTTCCAGATGTATGCCCCCAATGAAATGCTGTCATTCCATCTGTGGCTCCAGACGCATGATTAAGACTCCCACCAATTGGTTCTGGAAGTTCTGTAATTTGTTTTGGTACTTTTAAATATACAATACAAGATAAACCAGCTGTAGTTTGAACACCATGACTATGTAAAGGATTGTAATCACCCTCATAACTATGAATAGTCCAACCTTCATATGCTTCAGCCCTAGATGCCCTTTGATAAGCATTTTGTAAAAACTGTGTTCCTATACCACTTAAAGTATTTTTAAACATTTTAGATGTGTCTGAATCATCAAAATTAAATTTTAGTTGTGATGATCGTTTGTTACGATTAATTTGTCCAACTAAATTACTAGAATGATCTATGTTTTCGGGTATAACAGTTTCATCAATATAGTTGTTTAATTCATCTATCATTGGTTTAGGTAATTCAACTCTAAGCACACTAACTGCTGCTGGTTGAAGTATTTTCATTTGTATTTTTTCTACACTCATTTATTTTATTCCATAATTAAAAGACATACTAATACGATTCTTCTTACTTCTACACCCATCAACTGAATGTTTTAACCATGAAGGAAAGATTATAAGCTTACCTGTTTCTGGCCCATATGATGCTCTTTCGCCAGTAAAGTTATTATACTTTTCAAGAGGAGGCATATAGTAAGCAATATCA